GTGGACCTCAAGGAGGAATCCGTTAGTATTTTTCGCCAACGAAGGGGGGTCGCAGTGGAATATTCTAGTGCACAGCTAAAAGGGTATGGTGAGGCCGTCCAGTCTCTCAAGCTATATCGACGTGCGGAATTGAGGGACACGGCCCACGACGCGCCCATCATCGAACAGCTATACGTAGATCCTCTGCAAAACGATGCAGTGCTAGAGACCATGCTGCGGCCCAATACGACCTTTCTTATCGGCCGAAAAGGAACGGGCAAATCGACCGTATTCCAGCGTGCCCAGCATGAGATCAGAAAGAAAAATCGCACGATATCAGCTTACATCGATATCAAAACCGTCTTCGAGTCTGCGGTTGTCGATAACGATGTGTCACAAAAGATCTCCGCCATAAGTAGCGCTGTGACAGAATCAGATCTGAAGCGGATCCTGCTTTATCGATCGTTTACGAGATCCGTGTTCATCGATATTCAGAAAGAGCTGAAATCGCAGATAAGCAATTCCCTGCTCGATAAAATATTTGGCAAAAAAGACCACAACAACAAGCGAATAGCGGCAATTGAGGCTATCGATCAGTTACTTGAGGGAGCGTTTGAAGCTGAGGTAACAGATGTAACCGGCTTCTCTGCTGCCACGATCAAGAAAAATACGAGCGGAAAGTCGATTACGTCGTCGAAGGCTAGTGCTGAAGCTAAGTTTTCGACCGGTCCTGCAGGCATCCCGTCCGGCGATTTGCAATTTGCCACGGGACTGGACGATTCTACGGAGTTGGGGTTTGGTGATTCCAAAGAATTTTCGCAGATTCTTATCAAGACATTTAATATAAATCGAATTATGGAACGCCTCGAGGCCGTTTTATCTGGGATAGGAATTCGGCATCTCTACATTTTCCTCGATGATTTTTCTGAACTCCCGATCGACGCAATGTCTATACTTGTCGATAGCATCTTAGCACCACTAAATAATTGGTCTAACGAGCTAATAAAATTCAAAGTAGCCGCCTACCCTGGGCGGATATATTTGGGGAAAATTGACGCAACGAAGATCGATGAGATTTATCTGGATACTTATCGCCTATATGGATCTAGCGATGTCTCATCAATGGAGACAAAGGCGGTAGATTTCACCTTCCGCCTGCTCGACAGCCGGTTCAGCTATTTCCTCGACACGGGCTTTGATGCCTTTTGTGACACGGATCCGCATGAGGTTTATCGGCAGCTATTCTTTGCTAGCATGGGGAATCCTCGCATTCTGGGTCACCTCCTACACAACCTTGGCGAAACGCATGTTGGATACGGAAGGCGCATTGGGCCGCGCGCCATACAGGACGCAGCGGCGCGCTACTACGAGGAAAAAGTCGAGCCGTTTTTCGGAATTCAGAAATTCGCTCATGAGTCGTTTGCCGAAAGATCTTCAATTTTCAGCCTGAAAGAACTTCTTGAGTCTATTGTCAGCCAAGCTAGAAAGCTGAGAGACTATAAGGGGTCGGCTGTTACAAAAGAGATTTCAGGCAGGACCCCATCGAGCCATTTTCACATCGTCAGCGAATTTGAATCAATTCTATCGACCCTTGAACTGAACTTTTTTATCTCGAAATACTACGAGATGAAGGACAGAGATGGCCGGAAAGTTTCTGTTTTCGCCTTGAACTACGGTCTGTGCTATAGGTATAGCATTGCATTTGGCCGGCCAACGGCGTTGCGAGAGCACAGGTTATATTTTGTTGAAAGGATATTCGATTATACTACCATATTGCGAAAATATCTTCAGAAAAATCAGGAGATTAAGTGCGATGCTTGCGGCGAGGTCCAGAGTTTGGATAAACTCGAAAGCCTCAAGCTTTTTGATATGCTTTGCCCCGCATGCAAGAAGGGAACGTGCAGCGTATCGAACCTTTCTAGGAAATACGAGGCAATTATCAAGGATATCAACTCTGAACTTCTGCTTCCGAACACAGAGCTTGGGATACTAGAAACTTTGTATCCAGAGACTACTGGTTTGGCCGCCGCAGATATAGCGGGTGAGTTGGATTGTTCTTATCAGCTGGTTGGAAAGCGTGGAAAGATCATGGCCGAACGTGGGCTTGTCGAGCGAGAAAAGAATGCGAAAAACCGCCGCATCTTTCTCATCACTCAAAAGGCACGGGAGGAATACTTCGACCAGAACGCTGACCGAAAGCTGTCCGTTCCGGACTGACGGTCCGGGTCGCACGCAGCGTAGCTAGACGCTTTGGTCGTTACTAAAATGGCCACGGAAACGCCTGAAGCCAAGCGAGGACCGCATCTGTCGCTGTATTCAAAAGCGCGAGGAGCCTTTGGCCATACAATGCACCGCCACTAACCAGGACGACAGTTACCGCCGCGTCGATTTGAGCGTTGCCACGATCCCGCAGCCAGACGGCAATAGACGTCGCCATCCGTCTTAAGGATCCAACGCTTGCACCTACCGTAGTAACCGTTGGCTCTGCCTTTTCAGCCTCAGCCTCGATAACAGCTATCGCGTTGAGGGCCTGTTGGGCGTCTTGTGCGGAGACTGGGCTGCTATCATCTATAGGTCCAGGTGGCTGGTTGTGACCGATCATTCCGTAGTCATGCAGACCGAGCTGCAATTGCTCTTTTAACTCAGCCAGTTCCGCCAACATGGCGCTCTTCAGTCGGTCAAGATCCTCCTTTGACGCTGGAGCAGGGCCGCGCCGCGTTCTCGTGAAATCGTCCAGGTCAAAAGCGGAGGGTTCGAAACTGGTGTCGTCGTCAGATTGACTGTCGGCCACTGGAGCCCAGTCGAAGAGCCCGTCGCTCTGAACCTGGTCTACTGCTTCTTGCATTAGTTCGAAGCTTGCGACGTCTGAGAACTCGCTCTGGATCTCCTCGTCTGCGCTATAGGGACCGCCCCAAATCCATTGATAGCCGCCCTCCGCTGACTCATAAGGAAGTCGAACAGCTGGATCCTCGAAATGTTCATGGAACCACCGAACCATTAGCTCGATCTTCTTGCTGCGTGGCAGTTTTCTGAACGCCGATGGCGAGTATTCGAACTCGTCGATCATATACTTTCGACCGCGTGCCATACTCCCCTCCGGAAAAAGGCCTCTCAGAGCGTGTTACAACCCTCCGTGTCAAGGCTGAGATCTGCTTGGATCACTGCCGGCCAGATGTTGCCTGCGTCGCCAAGGACGGCAATGATCTCGTTGTCCTCGATCTTGCCAGAGACGGCGCACGGCTGCACGGCGGCCAGGGCGTCCACGAGGTCGCTGTAGAACTCCGCGACGACCTTCCTGTCGACCATCCGCAGCTCGCCCAGATAGATGCCGGCCAAGCTCAGGTTAGCGTGCGCAGCGTAGCCCCGCTCGTCAGCATGCTTGTAGGTGCGCCTCAATGCCTGACGGAGGCATCGAACGAGCAGGTAGTAGCGGCTCGTTTCGAGGAAAAGCTCAGTCTGGTCAGTCATACTCGTCTCCTATTGGTCGTCTAAGCCAGGATTCTGAGTCAGTCCGCCAGCTTTGTAAAGCCATATTTTGCAATAAAAACAATAGGTTAGTCAGTAGTGACTTACTTCAAGCCTTCTTCGCGCGACGGCGGCGCTGCCTAAGCTTCGCCTGTTCGGCCTTGCGCGCTTCTCGCTCATCAGGCGACATGCCAGCAAGTGATTGTCGAGGGATAGCGCCGGCTTCTAGGCGGCGCTGACGCATTTGCTCCGCACGCAGCGCCTTGCGCTCATCGTCCGAAAGCGTGTCGAGGCCCTGGCGGTATCGCCGAACCGGACGGCCCTTCTCTTCCAAGACTTTGGCGGCGTAAGCCTCGCGGCCTTTCTTCGCCCAGCTGTCGTAAACAGCTGGGCGGTTGGCGAGCCATAAAGGGCCACCCGGCCCGTATCGAGTGGCAGCGCGTTCGATCATGTCTTGAAAGGTGACTGGCCGCTTGTTGTCGAGATCCGCCTCTAGGGCGGACAACTCTTCGTCGGTCGGGTCGCCTTGCTCATCGGTAGAGGCTGGCGTGTCGATGGCATCAAGTTCCGCCAACACCGGATCATGATCGGGGTCACCGCCGACGCTGATCTCTGGCGAAGGCACGTCAAGCTCAGCGAGGTTACGCCGGGCCTGTTCCTCCATCTCGTCGTCGGTGAGGCGGCGGGTCATTGGATGATCAGTCGATGGACTTGATCGCCCGGCCGCATAGAAGGCGCGCCAGATCAACCGCAACGTTCCGGGCCACTGTGGACCGCGCGACGTTGTTGACGTCTGTCAGGGCGATGCCAGGGCCGGTGCGCTCGATCTTCACGTTGGCGTCCAAGTCGAGAACAGCCCTCGCCTTCCCTCCAGGCTGCGCCAATCGTTCTATGGTCCCAGCAAGCGCCTGGGCGGCGGTCTTTGACATGGTCACGTCGAACTCCGGCACTGCGGTCGCGAGGCGAACCTTACCGTTCGGCTTGTGCTCGACCGTCCAGCCGGGAAGCGTGTCAGGGATACGACCAGCGACCACTGCATCGTTGATGAAGTCACTGATCACGTCGACGATGGTGACGCCGTCGAGGGCGGCGATCTGTTGCAGTTGCAGGTAGCGTTCCTGCGGGATGCCTACGTTCTGGCTGGGCATTGAGAACTCCGTTAGCATTATCCCATTAATGTGGTGATGCGCCGACGGAATTGCAATAGCCACGGCCGAACGGCATGGCCTTTTCGCATACCGCCAGGGTAGCGGCCTCGCCTTCCGAGACCGGGAGTAGCTTGATTGACGGTGTCACGCTTACGTCACCATTCTCTAACCGCTTACGGTGTTTTTTCCCACCGGAATTGGGCTCTTTTCGTCACGCTTGCGTCACCATTTTCACCTATGGTATTTCTTGTTTTTAGATTCTTAAAGTATTTATCTATCAGGAGAAAATGGTGACGTAAGCGTGACTCTAAACAACTCGCCCGGCGGAGAAGAAACTACCCGGCTACGAGGAACCCCTCCCGGCTAAGGACAACCGTGCCGTCGGACGGCCCACAATGAACCGTGCCGGCGCGACCGGCGGGGTGAAGTTCGCCATCATCAGCGCCCCCTCAGGACGCCCCCAGGACGCATGGCGGTGCGCAACTCTCCCTGGACGATGGCCCGCACGGCGTCTTGCGTCTCGCGAGCTGTTTGGCGTGCCAGGTCGCGGTTTTGGGCAGGATCTCCACCTTGGGCAGTCACCGTAACCGCCACGGGCATGTTGATCACCTGGGCAGGATTGTCATTGGCCGGCCTGTGGAGCCGCCCTACGTTGCGGCCGTCGAGCGGGCCACCAGATGCCAGCGCCGGCAAGCTGCCATCGTTGATCGCCTGTAGAAGGGCGCGGTGCTTCGTGGCCTGCTTGGCGCGCACGACGAACTCGCCATCACTGAGCATAGCCGGGACGCTATCGCTGGTGCCGGTGCCAGGTCCGCGAACATGCCCGCCACCGGCCAGGTGCACAATACCGCCCTTGCTGAAGCCAAGCAGGCCTCCGAACAAGCCGAAGATCCCGCCACCAGCCGAACTGAAGAGGCTGTTCAGCGCCAGGTCCAGGAGCTTGTCGGCGATCTTGTCGAGCGCGCCGGCAAGCGCTTCAGCCGCCGACTTGCCGCTACGCAGATCGCTGACGAAGCTGCCGAGCACGTCTTTGCCGAGCCCTGCCCACTCCTGGGCCGACTCCTTCGTCTTGTCCTGTGCCTCGGCGAGCTTGGCGGCGTCGACGGATGCGTCGGCGTAGTTCTGAGCGAGTGTGTCGATCGAAGCCGCGAGTTCCGGCGTGATCGTCTTGCCGGCCGCCTGGGCAGCGTTCAGAAGCTCCTGCTTGATGCGCGCCTTCTCGAGAGCCGCGCCGTAGTCATCGACCAGCGGGTTGACGCCCGCCTGGGCAGCGGTCTCGGCGCGCAGTGAGGCAATGCGCTTCTGGATCTGCTCGACTTCGCGGGCGTAGTCGTCGGCGCCTTTTCCTTTCGTGCCGGCACCTTTACCGCCACCGGTCACGGGATAGTCGGCGAGCGTGATTTGCTCTGCCTTCAGCGCTACCGGCAAGCGGTCGGTTTTCTCGGTCGATGTCGTGGCCGCGCCGTTGCCATAGTGCTCTTGCGCCCATTGCTGCACCACTGCATCGGCCTGTGGAACGTCGCCGGCCATTCGGTCGCGAACGCCAGCCGGCGAGGTCATGCCGATCGCCTGACCAAGCTGGGTCGTCGCCAGCCACTTCCCCAGATTGTCCGTGCCGAGCGCCTGACCGATACTCTCGCCGAAGTTCTGCGCAAGGCCGTTCAGGGCGTTGAGCTTGGCGGCCAAGGCGTCGAGGTTGCCCATCAGCCGATCAAAGTTCAATTGATCGACGTAGGCGGCGACATCACCAAGGGTCGCGCCAAAGCGCTTGCTTGTCTCGGTGGCGGTGTCGAACTTGCCGGCCGCTCGAATAAGCGAGTTGGTCAAGATCGTGAAGCCCTGTGAGGTCGTCATGGTCGCACCGGCAACCTTCGCCTGAAGCGTCTCGGCGCCAGCCGCAAAGCCGTCGAAAAAAGCCTTCGATGAAACCTTGCCATCGACGACGAGTTGCTTCAGCGCGGCGACAGAACCGTTAGCCTCTTTAATGCCGCTGGCCGTCGCCTGGGCGATCGTCGGAACGCCTTCGAGGATCGAGTTGAACTCTTCGGCATGAACGGTGCCAGAGCCAAGCGCCTGGCCAAGCTGGAGCAGCGCGCCCGATGCCTGGCCTGCGTCGGTGCCGGCAACGCGAAGCGCAACCGCCACGTTCTCGGTGAACGACAGCAACTGTTCGCTCGATACGCCCAATTCCTTCTGTTGCTGCGCAGCGCGGCCGTAGAGCGTGACCAGCGCTTCGAGCGGAGCGGCGTTGCGTTGAGCGCTATCGAAGAGCGCGTCATAAACCTTGGTCAGGTCCGTGCCTGACAGGCCAGCGACCTTCAAGCTGTTGCTGATGCGAGTAGCGGCGTCGATGAGCTTTTGAGCGGCCTGAAGGCTAACGCCCGCGAGCAGGCCGGAAGCCATGCCTTTGAGGCTCGCACCGACACGGGTCGACGCTGTGGTGAACGACGATTCCAGCTTCGAGGCCGACAGCTTGGCGCGGCCCTCGATGCTGCCGAACTGCTTGCCGGCGGTCTGGCTGGCGCGAGCCATGTTTTTCTCGAATTGGTTGATTCGAGCTTCTAGTGAGACGATCAGTCTTTCTTCGTCAGCCATCGGTAATCCTCAGTGAAAAATGAAAAGGCCGGGGCTTTCCGGCGCGCTGTAAACGGAGACATTGCTTTCGCCGACGAAGGCACGGCCAACGGCCATCGCCGCCGCCTGTGCGCCGTCAATGCGATCGGTGGACTTGCCCTTATGAAAGGTCTGGTTGCCGGCCTTGTCGGTCTCGACTGCGATATTGCTGAAGTTCCAGCGCAAAACGGGGTGCCCGCCATGCTGGAACTTGCCGGCGATGATCGCGCGTTCAAGCTCTTTGATGGCCGGCGCCATAGTGACCCACCCCTGTCTCATTTCGACCGCTGGCAGGCCATCGGCGATGAGGCGCGTCATGGTCTGGCGCGCCATGTGCGGGTCGAATGCGATCTCCTGGACGTCGAAGTCGTCGCAGAGATCCCGAATACGCTGCTCGACGTAATCGTAGTCGACTACGTTGCCAGGCGTCGGCGTGATGAAACCGTCATCGCGCCACAATCCGTAGGGGACGCCGTCGCCTTCGGCACGCCGTCGCAGACTATCGCCAGGGCAAAAGAACCAAGGCTTGACGATGTAGCCGCCGTCATCGTTGCGCCAGCAAGCAGCGATGCAGGTCAAGTCGGTGGTGCTAGATAAGTCGCAAGAAAGCCAGCAAGGTCTGCCGCGCAACGCCTCCAGATCGATAGGCGCGTTGCCCTGGTCATACACGGCCATGTCGACAAATGGATTGGTCGAGCGGTCGAGCCAGATGTTCAGCTTCAGCTGCCGTAAGCTCTCACGCTCTGACACACTGCGCTCAGCGCGATCGGCGTGCCGGCGGAAACCGGCCAGCGAAGGATAGCCGTGCGCCAGGCCGGGGTTGATCCGCCGCCAGATGGCTTCATCGCGCCAATCGCTATCGCGGTCGGCTTCAAAAAGGATGGGCAGGATAGTCGGGTCGACCACGTCGCCACGTGCTACCTTGCGGGCATCCTCGACGATCTCCCAGGCGATATTGTCCTGGCCTCGCCCGGCAGTCGTGGCGACGACGAGCAGAGCGTCGTCGGTCTTGTCGAGGCCGGTCTGAAGAGCGTCCCAAAGGTCACGGCCGCGCCAAATGTGAAGCTCGTCAACCAGCACGAAATTTGGGGTGCGACCATGCTGCCGGTTGCCATCAGCCGAGATGGTTTCGAGTCTGGTGCCGTCGTTCTTGAAGGTGATCGACTTAGCCGAATTGGTTGCATCGGATACCTTTACAGCTGCGCTGATCCGCTTGTCGGCGCGAACGATCGACAGCGCCTCACGAAAGCCGATGCTCGCCTGGTTTCGATCAGACGCGGCGAAGATGGCCTCGCCGCCAGGCACGCGCTCAGGGCCGATGGTGTGGAGTAATGAAAGAGCCGCGGCGAGACTGGTCTTGCGATTTCCCCGCGGTAGGAGGAGCACGACCGTCGAGATGATGCGCTTCCCATGCTCGTCACGCGGGCCGTAGATCTTGCGCACGATGCGCTCTTGCCAGTCGTCAAGCTGGAAGGCGCGCTTCATGGCACGGCTCTTCGGGTGCTTCAGTGCGCGCAGAAACCGCACGGCGCGATCACCATGGCCAAGAGGGTCATCGATCGGCGAGCCGTCATAGATCCACTCAGGAAATGTCGAGCGGATTGTCATTGTCGTTATCGTTGTCGCCGTCGTCACGTATCGACGGACGCGACCGTGAGACAGGCGTGAGGCCAAGCTCAGCGGCGCATAGGCGCGCGGTCGTCTGGGCGGCGTTCATCATGCCGAATGCAGGATGCCGCTTGCCAGCGACGACCAGGCCGTCGCGGTTCAAGGCACGGTGAGCCTCGCGCACGGTGCCGGTGGCGATGCAGTAGGATTCGAGTGTGCCAAGGTCGGCCTCGGTGAGCACCTTGCGGTCATTGACCAGGATGTGCGCCACGCGCCGCCATTCGGCTTTGGCGTCCGTGGATAGCCAGGCCGGCGCGGGCGGAGCCTTCGTGACGGTCGAGGTGCCGGCGATGATCCCGGCGGGTTTGCGGCCTCTCATGTGCGGATCCTCTCGCAGCGCAGTTCAAGGCCTCGCCGCCGGCCGATCTCGACAATGTCCTTGATGCCGTAGGCCAGGCCGCCGTCGAGCAGGCGGTCGGCGGTGGTAATCTCGACGTTGTTCAGCCAGCGGATCCGGTAACTGCGAACGACGGTCTCGGCCTCGCCATAGCTGGTCGTGGCCTCGTCGGCGGTCGCCTGAAGCAGTTCGGCGCGGACCGTAGCCATGTCGGTCCACTCGGAAGAGACCGCGCCAGACGGCGCCACGGTCTCGACGGAGCGTTGAAGGGTGATGGCATGGTCGAGCTTGCCGGCGCGCATTACACAATCCACCGGATGAGCGCTTCAACCGACAGAACGCCGTGGCCGTAGCGCGGGTCAGGATCACGTGGATACACGGCGCGGGTTACTTCAAAGTGGTCGCAATAGGCGCCGTCGAGGTCGAGCTGACCGTCGAGCGCCTGGCAGACCGCAAACGCGATCGCCTTCGCCGCCTCCAGACCCTGGTCGAGCGTCCAGATATGCAGGTCGAGATTCACCCAGGCGGCGCGCTGGGCGGTGTAATCGTAGCCGTGCAACGCCGTGGTGCCATCGCTCATGATGATCGCGGGCGTCTGGTCAGGCCTGGTGCTGCCGGCGCGGATGTTGTCCGGCTGCACGAGCGCGGTGACGGCCTGGTCGTCGAGCAGGCGCGATCGGATGGCAGTCTGGAGGGCGATGGTCGGTTCGATCATGGCTTGTTCCATCCATCCCGAACGGCCTTGCCAATGGCGCGCCTGGTGCGGTTCTTGATCCGCTTTTGAAGCAGTCGGAAAGCAGGCCAGAAGAACGGTTGTGCCGATGCTCTGCTCGTGCCGTATTCGACAAGATGCGGATAGCGCACGTCTTGGTCGCCGACCGTCACAAGCACCTCTAGCTCGCCGGCAACGCGGGAGCCGCCTGGCTGGCTGTAAGGCGGCGTCGATTGGCCGGGCATGGTGACGGCAATGCTGTCGATGAGTGCGCCGGTATCACGGGACGGTTCGGCAAGCTGGCGCATGGCGCCGGCAAGCTCTTCGCCAGACTTCACCAGCGACGGCACGACGGCAGTCCGGACAGTCTTCGGAATCGCTGCAAGCCGCCGCTGAAGGCGTGTGATTTGTGCCGATTGTGCCATTTCAGAAAGACCAGACCTTGTGCGGTCCAAGCAGATCGGTGACGCCAAAAGGCAACGTCGAGCCGGATGCGCCTATCAAGGTGGCCTCGCGGTTCTCGTAGAGGTCGGCCGCTATTCGCAGGATGGCCTCGCGGATGCCGGCCGGGAGCGGGTCGAGGTCGACCAGTGACGCACCGATGTAACCGGCGCACCAGCCTTCGGCCGCTGCGATCTTCTGATCGAGCAGCACGTCGTCCTCGTCGTCGGACAGGTTCGAATGGGCCTTCAGTTCGGCCGTGGTGACGATGGTCATGAGTGGGCCTCATCGGGCTTTTCAGAAAACTCTAATTCGGCGCGATCGCGCGCTGCGCTCCTCCCGCCGGTCCCCGAAGACTCAGTCAAGTCGTGACCCACCCCCTGGGTGCTGGTCATTGGCCTGGGGATCGAGCGTTGTCTCGGGCCGCCCATGGCGACCGCTTCAGCGACTGTTCGGTTGCCGTCTCGCAGGCGCTTCAGGAATGCGTCGTAGCTAATGCCAAGGTGGTCAGCCCATTCGCCATAGGTCTTGCTCATCCCGTCTACGGTGTGCAGAAGGCCGGCACGCTTGCCGCTACTAAGGTGCGCCAGGGCATGTTCAAGCGTTTGGCCTTGCCTAAGTCTCTGGGCAAGCGAGCGATGGTTTACGTCATAGATGACGGCCCATTCGGAAAGGGTCTTGCTTACGCCGTTGACGGTGTGCCGCTGAGGCTTGCGACCAGGCCGGCCGTTGAAGCGGCGGGGCTTGGGCTTGAAGGCAGGATCGATTGCCTCTTCGAAGGATCGACCGGAGTCCAATCGGCTTCTGATCGTGTTGATCTTGATGCTCGTAAACTCGGCCCATTCAGGTAGGGTCATCGAGCGGCCCGCATACTCGTAGCGCGCTACTGGGCGTGGTGCTGGCGACAGCGGCCTGGTGATCTCGAACTTGGTGCCAGAAGCCTCCGCCTGGTCATAGCGCTCGAATGCAGAGGCTGCACGATCTGCTACGGCTTCAGGGTCGAGGTCGGCGAGCGCGCAGACTTCAACAAAGTCGGGATTGGTGAGCTGAAACCATTTGCGCTCTTGCTTGTCGGCCAGACCGTCTTCGGTGGCCCGCAAGATGACGTTAACCCACAGTTCGCGCTCGGACGTGTGCTTCATAGCCGGCATTCCCTGGCCTGTTTGATGGATGAGTGGCAGGGCGTGCAGAGCGGTTGCCAGTTAGACTTGGACCAGAACAGGCGCATGTCGCGACGGTGTGGCTTGATGTGGTCGACCACGGTTGCTGGTGCCGGGCAGTAACGACAGATCGGGTTAGCGATCAGGTATTCTGCCCTCGCCTTCTGCCACTTGCCGTCATAACCGCGTTCGCGGGCAGACGGCCTGGTGAGATCGAAGCGGGCTTTGCGCTCTCGGTCGCGGATGATCTGGCAAGCACAACGCTCGCCGGAGGGCACAACCTTGCCACAAGAGCAGACCCTTGGCGGACGGACAGGCATGCTAGAGCACCAGCCCGCGAAGCGTGGCGAGGCCTTCCTTGACTTGATCGGGGCTGACAGGCTGGCGCGGGTCGCCCTCCTGCTTGTCGTCAGGGGTGCCGTGGATGGCCTTCAGCTTGGCGATGAGGCCGCGCTGGGCGATCATGATTTCAGTCGGCGTTGCCGCCCAGGTGTCGGCCGACGACCAGCCAAGCCAGCCGGTGCCGATCTCGAACAAGGTTTCAAGGTGCGGTGTGATCCAGTCAGATGTGTCGGGCGTCTTGGCGACACGCTCGGATGTTGCTTCGGCCTCTTTGCGGTCGATGCCGAGCAGAGCGAAAGCGAAGTCCGACAGCGGCTCGACCAGTGCGCCAAGCTCGCGAACGCCATGCGATGAGATGCTGTTGACCAGCTTGCTTGCGGTGACCTGGTCTGTGCCTTCCACGATTATGTCAACGATCATACCGAGATGGGCCTCGCCAATACCCAGCGCGAGCTTGCGCAGATCGTGGCGGGCGTGGAGGCGGACAGCGGCCCGCAAAGACGGCCGCAAGCGCACGGAATGAGCAGGACCGTGCGGGATTGCGATTATGTCGTTTGCGAGCCGCATGGGTGTTAAGCCGCGACTTTCAGCTTCAGGAAGCGATCGGCGTGGGTGATGTCGCCGCCGACGCGCTTGCGGGCGTGGAAGCGGACCTGACCCTTCGTCGCCAGGCTGAAAGGGTCGCGCATGACCGACAGGCCGATGCGATCGACAATGCGATAGCCCGACAGATCGCCAAACATGACCGGATAGGCGTTGGCAGCCACGTCGGGCATGTCGACGGCCTCAACGATCGGTCGGCCAAGCAGCGTGACGGGTGCGCCAGCGGTGATCGGGTCGAGCATGATGAAACGGCCGGTGCCGTCCTTCAGAGTGCGGAAAGCGCCCAGCGTCTTGCGGTTCATCAGCCAGACGCCGTTCTGCGCGACGACAGATGGGAGCGCATGGAACATGCCGATGATGGTCGCTGCCGGGTCGGTGCCGAGCGTGGCGGCGTTGCCGGTCTTGACTTCGGCAATGCCGGCGGCTGCGAGCACGCCTTTCGGCTTGCCGGTGCCGTCGCCGATAACGAATGCAGCTGCCTCGGTCTTGCCGAAAGACTCGGCGAGGTCGTCCTGAAGCTCGCCTTCGAGATTGTAGGCGTTGTCCTCCAGGAGCTGCGTCGAGATGTCGGTGTAGGTAGCAAGCTCGTAAGGCGTGAACGTCGCCTGTTCGAACGTCATGCCCGACGCCGTGCGGTCGTCGGTCTCGGCAACCCAGGTTGCAGCGGTGCCGGTGAGCCGGCGCGGCAGCTTGATCTCGGCCGCCGAGATGGTGACGACCTTGGCGTATTGTCGGATCGGCGAGAACTCGACAATCTTCTTCAGGATCTCGGTGCCGAAGTCTTCCGGTGCGAGGTAGCCGCCGTTGGCGTCAACCGCAACGGTGAGCGCCTTGACTTCCTCGGCGCCCATGCGTTCGACGCCACGGCGCGTGAAGGTCGAGAACGCCTTCGTTTCTATCGCGACGTTGTCATTGTCGGCGGCCGGGACGTTGGAGTTGGCAGCGGACGGGCGGTTGAGCTTCGCTTCGAGCTTGTCGAAGCGCTCGGTGAGCTTGGCGACGGTCTTCACCTCGTCGGCGACGGCCGCAACCTTCTTTTCAAGTTCCGTCCATTCGGCGACGGGTGCCGTATTTTCGTTGGGCATTTCATATCCTTGGTTTTGTGCCGCGCCATCGGCGGACTTCACGGTGAGAATTCGCGCGTCCGGATGGCTAGGGTTCGCGACGATGGAGATTTCAGCGAGGTTGAGGGCGAGGATAGTGCGGTTGCCGTCTGGCCTGGTCTTGGTTTCCGTGGCGCGGAAGCCGATCGAGAGGCCGTTGACACGCCCGCGCTTTAAACTGGTGTGAACGTCGCGAGCACGCGGAACGCCGTCGAGGAACAGCCGGCCTTTGACCTGAAGGCCTTCGTCAGTTTCTTCGACCGACTCCCAATTGCCGACGACGCGGTTCGGGTCGTGCTCGAACAAGATCGGCATAGCCGCCGCCTTGGTGAACGCGCCTTTCTGGATAATGTCGCCGACGCTGTCAGGCGTGCCGAACGGCCATGCAAGGCCGGTGATCTCGCCGGCATCCGACACGCTGAAGGCGGCTTTGATTTCAAGCTTATCCATTGGCGGTGCCTTCCAGGCTGGTCGTCGCCGGCTCGCCTGACCAGACGGCTTGCAAGACGGCGATTGCGATAGGGAATGATTCATTGAGCGGACGCTTGGCGGCGTAGGTGTCTGCGAGGAGTGCCGCTTCCTGTGGCGTGGTGCCGCCGCCGATGAGCGAAAGCCGAATGAGGTCGACCAGCTCATTGAGCCGGAAGTGACCTTCGGGCACGCGCATACATAGCGCGCCAATGCCAGCGCCGGTCTTGCGTTCAAGCTCTTGGATGAGATCTGGCGTGAGCGTGAAGGCGTGCTTGCGCTCGCCGAAGAAAGCGGTATGCGTCACGCTGCTACCTCGCCGGGCTTGCGATTGTCGTTCTGACCGGCGGGCTTGCCGGGCGTGATATTCGGGTTTTCCAGCGTGTCGCCGCCGTCGATCGGAGCGCGGTTCAAACCGGCGCGGACCTCGTTGGCGGTCAGCACGCCCATGGCGCGATATTGCTGATAGGTCGTGGCGCGCGTGGCGGTGTTCGCGGTCATGATGTCGTCAATGACGAACTCGACGTAGTAGCCGCTGGCACGCTCTTCCGGGGTGAGTAACACGCGGGCGTAGGCCCATTCCCAAGCGTCGAGCCACGGCCGCAGTGTGAGGGTCAGGAAGGACTGGAACATCTCTTCGGCGTTCGACCAGGTTGCGCGGGAAAGCTCGAAAAGTAGATGGGGCGGAACGCGAAACAGCCGGGCGATCTCGACGACCTGCTCGGCGCGGGTGGCGGTGAACTCGGCATCGGCCGCAGTCATTGCGTCGAGGCCTTCAAAGCTCATGTCCTCGTCCAGGACAGCAACACCACCGGAGCCGCCGCGACCAAAAGCAGCGTTCCATGCCGCCGCGAATTTGCGCTTTACGTCCTCGCCCAGAACCTTCCTGGTCTTGATAACGCCGCCCGGGCGTGCGCCGTTGGCGAACAGCGAAGCAGCGTGTTCTTCCATGACCTTGGCCAGGCCGATGGCCTCGCGGCCGGCCTTGACCGGCGCCAGGCCCAGGGGTGCAGAAATGTGCAGGATCTCGCGATGACCAAAGCGACGGATTTGGGTTCCGACGCGCTGCTCGTAGAAGGGCTCGCCGGTTGCCGGGTCGGCCTTGATGGAGACGGAACGCGGGTCGAGACGGATGAACTCGACCACGCGATCGTTGACGCGATTCGCGAACGCGAAGCCATGGTCGTGCAGAAGAGCATCGGCGGTCAGTTGACCGCGCAGAGCTCCTGCCGATGTCCAATCGTTGGACTCATCATGCACGAGGCGATAAGCCGGATGGGTGTCGGCGGTTCGCTTCCCGGAAGGTGAGGAGTTGAATACCTTGGCGGGAAGCGAACCAATCGTGCCAGTCACGAGCACGATAGCAGAGTAGACGGCAGGGACGCGCAGAGCTGTCACGGCGTTGATGGCAGGACCGGCAACCGCATTCGGTGTGCCGAAGATAGCTTCCATGCCTATTGAGTCAGAAAGCGGAACCGATTTCTTTTCGATTCCGCTTCCGAACACACTTTTTAGGAACTTGACTTGAACTGAATGCACAATAACTCCGAAAACTCATTTCGGAATTATTGTCTCACGATCAATGATAGGAAAGAAGTCCTTTATTTGAACTTTGTAGGAATATATTCCATTGACTTTTTCGCTGTTTTCCTCTACGCATAGCGCTGGAGGTAACGGTGGGAGGAACAATGCGGAAAATTTTTACTTTGGCATTTGCGCTTATGTGCAATCTGCCTCTCGACCCGGCTATTGCCGAGGAAGTGAAATTTGACAATTCGAGCATCGAAGCCCTTCAGGCGTCTATGCAGAAGGTCTTGGACTCAATGGACCCCGACCAAAAACAGGCACTTGGTGGCGCAATTTTCCGTTTGTCTATGATTGCATCCCCGTTGGGGCAGAAGCTGACCCCAGAGCAGATTCACGACAAAATAGGCCCTCTTCTTGACGGCCATACGGGAAAAGAGGTCATCGACCTATACAACCATCAATGACTGCCGATCGCGACTTGGCCTAAGTTGACGAAAGCTGAGATAGGTCCAAACCTGGATAGGCGATAGAGTTCACCAGGGCCACGCGCTGCGCAAGCATCCCCTGTGGCATGATCCCGTAGCGGCCGGTCATGGTGCCGGCGGTGTGGCCTAGGATGAAGCCGAAGTGCTCGTCCAGATGCCCTGCCCGGCGTAAGGCGTCAGCCGCACCATGCCGGAAGCTGTAGAGCGACAAGCCGCGACCGGTCTTCATTCCCAGCCGCGTGAGGTATCGCCCGAACTCACGTGAGAACTCGGCGACCATCTGGCCGCGTGAGTTCCGCTTAGCCTCAGGGAATAGGCGCTTATGGCCTGCCGCTTCCATGCCGTCCCGATACTTGATGAAGCCCAAACGGATCAGCTCGTCATGAACAGGAACTACGCGCATTGAGCCTTCGGTCTTCACGCTCTTGTCGCCCTCGCCTTCCGTGGTGATGTGCATGATCCAGTGGCCGTGCTCCTGGCGCACATCGGCGACTGCAAGCTGCGCAATCTCGGCCGGCCTGGCGCCCGAGTAGAGCATGATAAGCGGGAGCCAGTAGCGATGGTCGAGGATCTTGACGTTGCCAGGCTTAGCAACGAAGCGCCACTCGTCGGCACTCTGGCATCCGGTAAACAGGGGCGACTTGAACAGGGCGTTCATCTGGTCCGACGTGAAGACAGGCTTGCTGCTCTTCGTCTTCTTTAGAAACATGCCGTCAGCCGGGTTATGATCGAGGTAGCCGTGATTGACCAGCCAGCTACAAAACGCACTAAACCCGGCGAGGTAGCGGTTGACGGTGCGAGCGGTGATTACCGGCTTTCCGATCGTCTCATTGTGCTTGACGATCTGCGCGAGCTTCATGCCGGCGAAGGCCGTGCTTTCGGTCGCCTTCACCGGATACTTCATCAATAGCGCTTTCCACTCGCGGACGGCCTTCTTGTCGATCCGGTGAACAGGGCAAGTGCTACCGACGTAGTCGACGAAGGTGCCAACGTCGCGGCGAGCCTGTGCGATGGTGTCGGTGGCGATGCCTTTCGGGTTTTCGGCAGCATAGACTTCGAACAGTTCCATTATCCCCTCACCTGGCGCGGCTTGTTCGCGTGAGGTGCCGGTGGCAGGCTTTACGATCGGGTCCTTCGGTGAGCCGCCGTAGTCGCCCTGGTCGCGCTCGACGGTGCGCTGTAGGGCCTCGATCTCAGCGCGCATCATCTTCCGGGCGAGATCGCCCCGATCTGGAGACAGCGGGTCGATCAGGAGCTTGTTGCGCTCGATGTAGTCGTCGAGCTCGTCTTCGATGAGCGCCGTCTCACCGGCCACCAGATGCTTGCGCATGGCGTCAAGCTTAACTCTTCGGGCGTGAGCGTCGAAGGCGCGACGTTTCTTCAGGACCATCACGTCAACGCTTGCGTCGAGCAACACCAGGGTGTCGCGCACATCGATGCCGTCGCGCTGGACGCGCTCGACAGCCTGTTTGGTCGCAGCCTCAATGTCGGCATCCGTAGGCATCGTCTGCCGTATCTGCTCGTCGCGCTGAAGGGCGCGGGTGTAGTGCTGCCAGACCGCATCGGCCTTGTCGTCGGCGGTGAGTTCTCGCCGGGTGCGCACGTCATCGAACTCCGCGCGCCAGGCTTCAATGACCGGCCAGAGCCGCGCCTTCGCTGTCGCCTCATCCTTTGTGCGCAGCGACTTCTTTCGCGTGGTCGTGTGGTAAAGTGGCACAAGATCAACGGGAATGTCGATCCGCGCATAGTAAGTTGCACCGCGTCTTTCGAGGTAAGTAAGCCTTGCCAT